TCGTCATGACATAAAAATCATACCAAATCTTAGAATGACATAAAAATCATACCGAGAATCTTAATATGTCACTCGCGAGAAATTCCATGACATAAAAATTGTACCATTATTTGAAATGGTATAATAATGGTACCATTATTATTTTGGAATGATTTTTATGTCATGTGAGATTATTTGAAATGGTACAATTTTTATACCACATGACATAAAAATCATACCGAGAATCTTAATATGTCACTCGCGAAAATAATAATGGTATGATTTTTATACCAAAATAATTTCATGACATAAAAATCATACCATTTTGAAAATCCTGATGTCTCTCTAAAATATTTATTTTGTTGTTAGGAATATTATTTTTACAGAAATAGAATTTGAAAAGTATAAACATCGGAAATGAGATTTCAAAATGATTTGGTACATTTTTTATACCAAATTTTAGAATGGTACAATTTTTATACCAAATAATTTTTGAAATAAATCAACATTTTTCATTAGTGGTTACCCATGAAAAATGTGTGATAAAAATGATTTTTTTAAAATCATTTGGTTAAATTAATCAATATATTCAAAATGGAATGTGTAACAATTAAAAGCAATTTATCTACTATTGATACCAATCTCAATAGTAAAAAAATATATGATACAGTTGCAAATATGATGTGGTTGAGAGGGTATGAAATAATCGAATCCACTAACGATTATACCATTTACAATAAAATCCTGATGTCTGTAGGAAATAAAATGGATGTTAGACATGCATATGTTAATGTTTCTTCAACTCAAGATGCTGAAGAAACGAAGAGTATAGAGCAACCACATTGTGATCAGATTATTTTATTTATTGATCAAAAAGTGAATAGTGATTGTACCAAGGTTTACATGAATATTTGTAATCATTTTAAAATAACACACGCTATTGTTATTTATACTGTATCAATATCTTCTCAAGCACGAACAACACTATTTGGTCTCTCAAATACAAATAAACCATGCGAATTTGAAATATTTGCTGCAGAAAATCTTCAAGTTGATCCAACAAATCATTATCTCTATAATCCCCATGAAATGATTTCTTCAAGCGAACTAGAAGAAATCGTGAGAGTATACAAAGACATAACTCAATTTCCTAAAATAGTTAAAGAATTTGATGTTGTTTGTAAATTCTTTAATTTTCATGAAGGAGAAGTGATTCGTATTAGGAGAATAGTTAAGAAAAATAGATTATATGAAAGTATAATCTACAGATTTGTAATCTAATATCTGGCGAAACTGTTTTATTAAAAATATTTTTAATAAATTTTGATTTGTACACATCATTAATATATAAAATGATTTTTGTTATAATATTGAGTTGAATAAATAAAATTAATGACAAATATTATTTTACTTGATGTTGGTGGGACTATTTTCAAAACTAGTTTATCTACTATTACAAACAAGGGAGAATCCATGCTGAGTACATGGTTAAATTCTGGTGATTGGAATGGATCATCTCAAGATGACGATCCCAAGCCGTATTTTATTGATAGAGATCCAACGTATTTTATTTATATTCTTAATTGGTTACGAGGTTATTCATTTCCAGTTTACGACGGAACTAAAGAGGAGCTTCGTTTAATTAATAGTATTCTTCAAGAAAACGAATTTTATTTATTTGAAGGTCTGAATGATGAATGTAATCAAATAATATTACATGATTTTGAGAATTCTCAAAATGATAACCCCGAACAGGTGACTTCAATCAAACGATCTGGTATAACTAAAGATTTTGGTAATAGAAGTGTATCGTGGAATTGTTTTGGTTCGTTCAATGAAATACGAGGAAGAATACAATATGTTGATCCAAAAGTACAAAAACAATCAATGACCATGAGTGCATCTGATTTTCTGAATGCAAGAATATCAAAGCTTCAATTTATCCCAACTATTAAAGTTGTTGATTGTTTAGTTAATTTTCTTGGAGTTACAACTGAAACAGAAATACCTAATTTATTTTTAGTGATTCGACATCATTTGGAATTATATGGTAAAAAACATAATTTATTTGAAAACAAGGTAGTTAAAAATTTACATTACTATTATAATTCTGATAACGAATCTGAAAATACCACTATTAAAATTTTACATTTGGATTCTTATCTTCAAACAGCACTAAATACATTTTATAATACTGTTACATTAGATACTGAAGATGTAGAAAGATTATATATATATAATAATGATTATAATCTTATATTTCTTCGTGAAATTATTGGCCCACTTACAACAGAAATTAAATATTTTGATGGAGAACCGTTTGAAAATATTTAACAAATTAAATTTATAAATTTAATTTCATAATACATATTTTTAACTGATACTGGAACAAGATAACTATTTTGAAAGATGTCCTTCTATAGCCTTCATTTTTTCGGCATATGTACTTGCGATTTCATCAGCAATTTCGTTTCCAACAATACCTGTATGACCTTTGACCCATTCAAATTCAACAGAACTTCGAATTTGAATACTCCTTCGCCTAATTATAGACCCTCTATCATTTGTATTTCTCTTTTTAATAAGATCCATTAATCTATACCACATATCCATGTTTGGTCTTGTACGAAATCTACCGCATGCCGTTTTACCGCCAGCCTTGCCTTCAACATCTCTACGATTAATCCAATTTTTAGCCCATTTTGTGGCACCATTTAATACATACATTGAATCAGTTTTAATTAAAAGATTTACATAGTTATTTTCAGGTGATTTATTTAAATCAAAAAATTCCAAAACTTCAACAACAGCTTGTAATTCCATTTCATTATTTGTTGTGCGAGCCTTACCCTGACCGCATGCAACTGTAAATCTTTCATCATCTGATGGATCTTGAATACAAAAACCCCATCCTCCTGGACCTCCTGGATTTCTTAAGCATGAACCATCCGTATATACTGTAATTCGAGGGTTAATTACTGAATTAGAAGCTTTCATTTTTAATTTCATATATTTAAATTTCTATAAAATATAATTATTTTCATTTTTATAAAAATGACGATTTCTCTTAAGAATATATTTCATTATTTAACTCGAGTTATGATTTTAGATGATTGTATTCCTTCAGAAACTACAATGAATGATATTAAACAAAGCGCTATATATTTATTTCAAAATCAAAACACGATTAATGCAACTGTTGATATATCACAATTAATAAAAAAAGAAACATGGGTTATTGTTACTGACTCAAATTGTCCTAAATGTGAAGAAGTTAAACAAAAAATTATAGATTCTGGAGGTGATTATTTTGATATGGATATTGAAATATTCAAAATGGGATTTTCTGACAAAGATGAGATCATATGGGATTACGATTTACCTATTATAACTCGTAATGATAAATATGTTTCGTCGAGAAAACTTAGTAATGTTATTTTGGGGAATAACCTTATTTTTTCAAATGGTTATAATAATTTCAATGCGTTATTTCCTAATATGGTAGACGAACCTCTTGTAACAGAGTTGACTCAGCCAGTCCCCGATCAAGATATTATGCATACCCCATCAAATAAGGTATTTCCTCAAACAATCCAAAAAACATATAGTATTCCTGACGATTTTCTAAATGAAAATATGCGTGATAATTTATTTATAAATTCAACTGATTGTGGTCCAAGTCGTAGATATACTGATATGGAAGAAATGACGTCTAACCTTAACACCCCAGAGGAATTATTGTTATTGGGTATGGAATTTTTTGAAGAGTCATTTATTGCAAAAGGTGATGTAGGTGATATTTTTAATGTTTCCAACGTAAATAAACCAACTGTAGTTAAGAAAATGTCAATTCATAATTTCAAAGAAATAACCTCATATAAGATTGCATCCCACAATAATATTGGACCTCAATATTATGGATGGGGTATTTGCAGAAATAATTTATTTATTTTTATGGAAAAAATTCCTTACAAGTTTAGTTTGAACGGACCTAATACCAATATTGTTTTATTAAAATTTATTTTGAAAATAGCTAAAACAGGTTATTTCTCTGCTGATTTTCATTCGGGAAATATTATGTTGCGCTCGCTTCAAAAACATTCTTCTGTTGTGACTACAAATTTTGTTTTAATTGATCCATCACTAATTTCAATAACAAATTTTTTAGAAGAAATGAAAGATGTAATTGATGATTATTCATCGTATTACAACGATTCACAAGATTTAATTTCAATTGGTATGTTTTTTATGTTGAAACGAATTACGGGTACGTATGGCGGTATTAATTTAAATAAAAATCCAAATCTTCGAGAAACAATAAATACAACACTATTAAATAAACGAATTCTTGTATTGAATAAAGGTAGGGGTCAATATAAAAATTTTGAACCCAGTGATATTTAGTTTTTGGAAGAAGTTATTATTTATAAAAATAATAATTATTGAGATTTTAAAAATTCATCGATTTCATCCCTTGCGTAAAGGTCTTTTTTAAGATCATGAGAATCAATCCATATCAGTATTTCATCAATCTCTTTCTTGGTATAAGGTAATTTTTCATCTCCTTCAACAATACTCTTTAATCGTTTGAGAGGTGGTGCAAGTTCAACTACCATTTGCTCTGTAAGTGATACCGAATCTTTGATTCGCATAAAAATATTTTGTGGTTCTGAGGCTTTATCAGGGAAATAGAACGGATGATAATGAACCCCAATCCATTTATCAATATTGGGACTTGTATTATTTTTCGTTTCAAGTTCGGTTGGTGGTACTCCTAAATTGTTGGGAGTGGAAGTACTCCCAAATAATTTCTCGGGCCAAAACCTGTACCCACCCAATACAAACAAAGCGTATCCCATAAAAATGTTACGTTTTCCAAGTTTCCACCCAAGACGAGATCCAATTCCAAGACCGATAATACTGAGACCAATGGTAAACGTATAATTTAGTTTAGTTTTACCACCTGGAGAAATTGCTATGAGCAATTGACCAAAATCAATTACACAACCGGACATCAGTCCGGTTGTTAACCCAATGGTACCTCCTCCAATTAATCCGCAAATTGAACTACCTAATAATATAAATTCCTTGGCGTGTGCTGCGAAAATAGACATATTTGTTTTATTAAAATATAAAATATAATTATATTTTCATTTTATTGGAAAGTTAAATTTAGTTGTAACACAACCAACATCATGAGGTCTGCGATTTGATTTAGTTAGAAAGATTCTTTACTATACAAACCATTTATCATGAAATATATTTTTGTGGTACTGTTTCATTATTCTGAATTGAACACTTCGAGAGACAGTAAACGTTTAATATTATTTTTCATATTTGATGTTAATCGAGGATGAATTTTAAATTTTTTATCAACAAAATCATTAAATGAAATCCACTCTAACGTTCGATCATTTCCAGTATGAGTTTCGGTCAGTCCAAATTCATCACAATTTATTTTGTCATCCAACTTAATCAAAAACAAACAATATTTTCCATGTTTACTATAACAATATAGTTTATTTGCTAATTGTTTTGGTTTGATAGTATTTTTATATTTCCGCCGTTCAATACCCAATTTTTCAATCAAAAATTTTCGTGTGAAAATCCCATTACTTTCCTCGATTGTCTCCCGAATTGCTGTATCAAACAAATTTTTATCTAAAGCGTCTGTTTTTCCACCTAAATCTTCAAGAACAGATTTCTTTTGATTATTTATGAAAAGCAATGATTTTTCATTGTTTATAGAAATATGAAAAAATAAAATACCTGCTGCCCGTACTGAGTTTGTTGTACTACCAATATAAAATGTTGGACGTTTTACTGTAGCACACAACATTGTCATGTTGGAACGTCGCCGGACAACTTTATGTTCTCCAAATGTTTTCCTTCGGGGATTGTTTTGAATAATTTCAGTTTCGATCACATTATGATTATTTGAAGATTGTGGTACAATCGAAATTTGATTGTCATGATACATTGTTATTTTTATTAATAAATTCAATTTCTATAGAATAATTTTAATGAACTTATTATTTTGATTTTTATAATATAACTGGTTGCGAACCCAAAATTCATCACATCCGCAAATTTCATAATGTTCCATAAATACAGGATCAAGCGTGATCAAGTCAGATTCGGAAGATTCAGGGTCTTGCAGAGCCTCGATTTGCATAGAATGTGGTCCTTTTGAAATTCTAGCATTTTCTTCAGCCATTCTCCAAAATCCTTTTGGTCTGCGATTCTTAGTTACTGGTTCTAAGTCGTATACTTCACAAAGTAATGCTGATATACGCTCTATTGAAGATGGGGTACATTTTTCGTCATTATTTGACGAACTATCATTTGATTCTTGATCATAATTACAAATAATTTCAACAGCCGGTCCTTCTGATAATGGTCTATGACGAATCATTTTATTCGACAAACGGTCTTCAACCCAGTATTCTATTTTTTGACACCCCAATAAAGTCTTGGATTTAATAATTTTGGTTATGTAACAAAAGCACTTCTGGTTGTTAACTTCTTTTGGGGTGTAATTTTCATCCCAACATTGATTATCAAATACATTCATTTTATAATCAGTGTATTTTTTTATAAAGTATGTTTTTATATGCCTTTTTCTTAAAATAAGTAAAAAGTGCTTGCAGTAGCGTCAATTTAAAATAAAATATTTTAAATTAACAACATAAATGAGTTCAGCAAATGGAATTATAACTACAGGAAAAATAGTCTTAACAGATCAATTTAGGAACGACGATACTCTTTCCCGTTTTCGTGTTTCTCAACCAAATACAATTTTTGATATTATTCACCAAGATCAAAATGATTTTAACAGAAAAATGGATGTTATTGAGTCTGGAGGAACGTTTAATTTAAATTTGGTATCAAGCGAAGGACATATGTCTCTTGTTTACAATCCGACAGAGACAGTAATAACCCAAAGAGTAATTGAGCAATCATACCAATATTTTATTCAAAAACCGGGAACATCAAAAATTGTTCACATGTCATTTTGTCTGAATCCTGACAACCAAGACATCACTGGCAGTGATGTATGTGCTAGAGTAGGAATTTTTGATGATTCAAATGATAAAACCGAAGGATCTGATTTTAATGATGGAAATGGGTATTTTATTGAATTTTCTAACAACGAGCTGTATTTTGTTGAAAGAAGTTCAAAAACAGGGGTAGTTGTTAACACCAAAGTTTCACAATCTAATTGGAATGTTGATAATTTAATGGGAGGCAATCTTGATGACAATAAATCAATGTTTACTGTGATGCCCAATCAAAATTTATTAATGGTAATTCAAACCAATTCATATAATGTAGGATCGGTTAGATTAGGGTTCATTATTGATGATATATTTGTTGTTGCACATAAATTTGATTCTCAAGTTGCAACTACCACACTTCCGGTTAGATTTGAACTTTCTAGTTCTACAGGAGGAGCAAATTATTCTATGAAATCAATTGCGGCGTCTGTTCAACTTGAAGGTGATACATGTATTTCTCATGGTAATAAATATTCTAATTTCTTTGATACAAATACATTTGTTATGCATAAATTTAAGCCTGTTATTAGTATTCGTTTAGATGGGGATGGTAGACGTAAAAAATTACTACTTGATCAAATTAATTTTTTGACAGAAGAACACAAGGATGCCGTTCAATGGAAATTAATTCAAGGGGCAACATTAACTGGAGCAACATTTGCTGGCGTAAATGAAAATAGTAATTCTCAAATTGATACAGGTGCAACTGCATTTTCAGAAGGAATAGTTGTTTCGGGTGGTTATTTTTCAAGGCACTCTCATAGTGATCATAAATTATCTGGGATTTTACCAATTTCATCAACAATTGCAGGAATTTCCCAAACATACACAATCGTTGCTATGGGAGTACACAACGATCATCGTCACAAGAATGGAAGCGACGATGATGATGATATTCATGATTTTTCAGTTACACTTGAATGGTTTGAATTGTAAAATTGATGACTTCAGTACAATGTGATTATCCTATAAAGTAATACATTGTTTGGAAATTATTTATTAAATAATTTCAATATATTTTGATCTGATGTCGTATCAATTATCTGAGGATGAATCAAATGTTGGAATACGTGTTCGTCCAACAGGATGTACACGCATTTCAAGAGCTGGTCCTTCAATCATATATGACGGTTGCTGTCCAAATACTGTTTGTTTATTGTTAACTCCCATCGGTCTTGATCGTTTGGGATTCGACATTTGGGGTTTTGAACTAGCAAATGTTATTGCTACAGATCGTTTTTTAACGTTTTTCATATCTCCAATATTAGTTTCTGAAGAATTAATATCGAATTCAATTATGATTACCTTGTGCCAAATATACAAATCAGTTATAATAAATATAGCAAAGAGTATAATTGTAGTATAATTATAACCAACATCAAGTTTGAGTTCAGCTGTGTTGTAAATACTGTAATATCCTGGAAACGTTTCGCCGACTTCTGGGTAACTATTGATATATCCGTTGGCACAACTTTCTTGGTCACGCCCACATTTTCCAGTGAATGCAGAATACAATAAACTTGTTTCGCCATCACCATTTGCATCAATCTCATAATTGACATATACACTTGGGTAATAACACGTTCCACATACAGATTCGCACTGTCGATTGTTTACGGAACTGGTGCAAGTGCTACAAGTGCTGCATGATTGATAACTACTGCATCTATTTTTTGAACAAGTAGTGCGAGTATAACAATTACATTCGTAATATACCTTTTTGCAACAGTGATATCCATTATTGCAATATCCCTCTTCAATATTGCTTACCATTGAAGAACAAGACTCCAACCCATAGCTTTCAGTACAACCACAGTTAATCACATCACAGCAATCAAACGGATTGAGTTGTCCATCCTCAACAGTGAGTGCAACTGGCCGCCATTCATACGCCTCAACAATGTCAGTCCAAATACCTACCCAAAACAAAATTAAAATAGCCAATATACAACCAAAGTTAACAGTAAAAAACGTATTTGCAAAATTATCATCAAGTTTCACAGAACAACCGAAACCACAAATCAATACACAACAACTTACAATAACACTTGCTACAACAATGAGCCACATCAATACCATCCATCCAGGTTCTCCAACAGATTCATTACCATAAAGGTTATCACATGTATCATCACCCTGAAGCGTTGTTCTAGAATCGTAAGACAGATAGAAATCTTCGCATACTTGATTTTCCGTAATTAGCGCTGTTAGTCCAACTTCAGTAACTGTACCATTTAATGTAAGTTCAGAAATCAATACATCAAATCCAATAATACCCATTAATTCTTGGGTACCATCATCCAACGCCTTGTAAATTGATCTTGTAATAGTCATCATCTTTCCTTGACCAAGAGAGTCTTCATAAATGTCAGACCAAAGTCCAATTTCAGTATTGACACCGGCAGCCATATAACTATTATATAGTGCAACTGGTTTGTCTTGGAGAATGACCGATGTTAGATTGAATGGGTAATCGTAATAAATTTCAACAAGTCCTTCAGTGTAACACGCTAATTCAGTTGGAAAAATTCTAGCTGGATTAGAATCTTCAGGACTGAGAATATAAGAAAATATACGAACTTCAAGATTGGAATCTTTAATGAGATCTAACGGATCAATAACATTAATGTCATTTTCACCATTTGTTAACAGAATAATACTCTTGTGACACAATGAAGTGTCTCCGTTTGTATCAGATTCTTCAAATACGTTCAATGCTTCATCAATAGCTAATCCAATATTTGTTTTTCCATTGAGATCAAGTGTAATTCCGTTAATATAATCAGTAAGCATTTGTTTTCCAATAGAGTCCATTCGTGTGAGAGTGCTGCGAAATTTGCGAGGGTAAGAACTATAAACAATCACAGTCCAGAAATCGCGATAACTACGAGAATCAATAATACCCAAAGCAATGTCAATTTGCATTTCAAGACGAGTATCAGAACCAGGGGACGTGTCGGAAATATCAAATACAATGATTCCGTCTCCTTGACCAGAAGCACCGGAAATAAACCAAGGGCGAGAAGTTGGATCATACCTTTCATCAGCAGGGAGAACGCTACCATCGGTTGAACACGAACCAAGCTCAGTCATATTCAAAGCGGGGTACGTTGCAGTAGTTCCATCAACCGCACCATAGTATTGCCAGCTCATACTGGTGTAATCATCCAAATTAGATTCAAACATAGATTGGTGGATGTTGAGATCTTCAATTTCGGTACGATCGTAAGTTCCTTCAGGTGAATATCGAAATAACATTTGATTGCGGTTGGTTTCCACACCATTGAATTGAGAATCTGACGTAAACGTGAAATCAACTGGATTACCGTAATCCAAAGGATCAGAACAAGTACGGTAGAAATCATTGTAATCTGAGTCAGTAGATGTTCCAAATCCAAGTTGAATATTAAAATGAGATTCGTCAATGGCGGTTTCGTAAGTCAATAGAATAGCTTCAATTTCATCACGTTGAGTATCAGAAATAGAGTCGGGATTTTCATTGAGCTTACGAAAAGTCGGAACTGAACCAAGATTCTGATCCTTATTAAATTCAGGATCTTGATAATTACAAACAGTATTGCTACTGCTGCGTAAATTACCAATTGTTTGTTGGGGTTCGTAAAACCATTGTGGCAACCGGGTTATACCCGGTTCAGCCACAGTAGCTACGAATAATGTTGTAAAAAACGTAAAGTATTTGATCATTGTCATTATAATTTATTTTGTGTAAAATAAATCAAAAAATCATTTTTGTAAATGAAAGGATGGTATTGGAGATCAGAACAGAGCTTTAGTCATCAACTTAATAGAGGAAAAATACTTCGTTTTGCTGCCCACTCTAGAACTTTACTACTTTTCATAAAACCTGCTGTATTTATGATATGTTGCGATGGTAAAATTGGAAAGAGAATGAATGACTCAGCCCAATCAAATATTTCAATGACATCATGTTCTGCTGATAACAACAACATGTTATGAATATTATTTTTTATATTAAGAAATTGCCTAGTGGATTGTTGTTGGAAAATGTTTCCTAATACACAATATTTTTTCACTTCTTCAACCCAATGAACAAATAAACAGTTGGTATTAATTATGTGTTCAACTACATTATTATGTACTCTCACTAAATTAATAAATTTTAATGCATTCATTTTAAATTTATTAATTTTGACTTTAAAGGAGGGTATTTTAGAATTAAAAATGGAAATTTATATTTTAATTTTAGTTGTTGGAATAGCGATCGGAGGATTTGCATGTAGTCATATCTCTCCAAACAAACATACAAAAAATTATAATGTATGGAATTCTGATGGTTTACAAATGGTATAGAAAACAGTTAGAATGAAAATATTGATTTGAGTATTGTATTGAGAATGTAAATATTGCTAGGTATAATATTTTTCTGTTTCCCCCATACAATAACATCATTATATCCTCCCTTATAAGCTTTGTTTAATCCAAATTGAGTGGGTAAAAGGGAAAGACGGAATTCTTCTAGTGTACCTGTATTTTGTTGGGAAAATCTATAAGAATTTGTATTTGGAATAATCCACGAAGTACCAGAAATGACATTTGATTTCAAGAAAGGTAATTTTTTGTTTACACAATCAAAATAGAATTTATCGGCCCAAATTAAAACATTTAAATATCCCTTACTTGCAGCACAATTTAAACCATATTCATTTGGATAAATACATGGTGTTTGATGAATACCCCATTCTAGAATGTTTATATGACCATATGAAGCAGCCTTATTCATTGTTGATACATCAACACTATAAAGTTTTTGTGTATTTGTATCTTCAATATGAAAACCCCGAGTCCTCATCTTAGGCGTAATATATAATGGTTGTTTAGACCCCCAATTTATTATATCAACAAATCCTTTTTTTAATGCCCAATGAAGTGTAAATGAATCTGGTAGTACAGGATAAATAATATGGTCGAGAAGTATACTTCTCGACATGATTGTAGTTCCCCATTGTAATACTTCAATATTATTATAACTAACAGCAATATTCATCATCCAGGGTAAAAAATAAATAAAACGTTTTCTTGAAAATCCAGTAGTACTTCCAGTAGATCCAAACAATACACTTTGATTTTGTTTTGGTGATTGTTTTTCATACGAGAAAAACCATTCGAGAATATTAATTCTATTATATTTAACTATCAAGAACAACAGGTCGCTTAAAGATAAATTTGAACAATATCTCAATGACCCTGATTTAATACCCATACAAGATTTTTTCATATTAGAAACCGAAACCAATCGGGTTTCGCTGCGAATCTTTGATTTGATATTAGAAACCAATCGGGTTTCGCTGCGAATCTTTGATTTGATATCAGAACTACGAGGTTGTTTTCTGATATCCTGATTTACATAATTAGTATTTTGAACTCGAAAATCGTTCAAAATATTCAAATTTTTTGAATGGTTGTACTTACATAAATTCACCATGCCATTTGTTTTATATAGATTTGACTTTCTGGACGGAATCCCATGATTATATATTCTAGGTGCAAAATTGTTTGCGACATCAATAAACTGATATTGAAGAAATTCAAATTCATTCCAAAGTTTCAAAATTTCTATTTTATCATACACAATAGCAAGACACATCAGAGCTTCGAAATTAATTTGTTTTATAGGATCCCATACAATAAAATTCACGAATAAATCATGTTTTCGTACTCTTTGAAAATCGTTAATAATATGCTCGAGGGTGTTATTAATATGATGTTTTAAATTTGATGTAAATTTATCAGCATTCATTTTTATTTACAAAAATAAAAATCTTTGATTCACAGTGAAACAGTTGGAACTTTCCCGACACTAAATAAAATGAAATTTTTATTTTTAATAAAAATTTGACAAATGAAATTCAAAACATCAATATTTATATTTTGTGGATTATGGTGGGCATTGGTGATAATATCATCTATTCCTCTTACAATAATATATATCACACATGATCATCCAGATATATCAGGTTCAGGTTCTGATAGTCACAGTCACTGGTGGTACACACAAGAAGAAACAATTACATATTTATTAGAATGCATTGCAATGATCACTATTAGTGTAATCATTATTATTTTTTGTTTTGCATGCTGTATACGTATATTAGAACATGTTCAAACACAAACTTTTAATAATCAAATTTGGTTATCAAACGTAACTCAAAATCAACTTCGTGATGCACAACCAGTTTGTGGTATAAAAGATCGTAAAATACATCATGATCCAGATACAAATGAACATGTTATTATAAGTCCATCAGAGGTGTGGGTTTAGATTATGAAAAGGATTTATTTGCTAAATACAAAATATACATTACAAATGAACTTAATGCAATACCCCATGTAGTGTCAGTTAAAAGAACACCGGCAGACCATGTTTTATTCGTGGCTAAAATAATACCATTACAGAATGCAAATACAACTAAACCTATTATCGCACCATACAATGCTGCATATCCAGAACTACTTGGACTTAGAACTGACAATGCAAACGCCAACACAATAAGAACAGTAATGACTCCAATAATCATATTTACTGTTGACACCCCTGAATCTGTATAGTTTGAATAAAATTTTTTCATTACAAGACCATACCAAACATAACACAAAATAGATAATAACACAATCGCTAAAATTGCTTTTAATGTTGTGTTTTTAGTACTTGATACCAAAAGAGTTTCCATTTACTAAATGGAAATATATTTTTAAAATTATACGTATTGTTCATCTTCAGAATCAGAAGAATCCATACTTGCAGTTTCAGCATCAGAAGAATCCTCGGCTCCATTACTTTGAAGATAATATTTAATTTTCATAATAAATTCTGAATTTGAATCAAAATCATAAATAATGTTTGTTTTAGACGTGGACTGTCCAAGCAACTCATAATGACATTCATTAATCCAAAGCATTACAACTGATTTTTCATTGCGACCAGATCGATTTTCGGTCGCATTAATACCAATGTATGGAAGGGCTGTTTCGCTCTTGAAAATATAAATATCCCGATCTGATAACTCGGAAAAAATAGAAAATAGCGATGACTCAATCCATTGACGTGGATCACGAATTGCATCAATTATTTCTTGATAAGCATTTGCCATTGACATAATAATTATTTCAGTAATTAAACTCGCATATTTATCAATAACGTAAGTTTTCTTAGTCGATTCCTTTACTTTTTTTAATTTTTTACAAAATCCTTCAACAAGTTTATGCTTGAGATCATTTTTATTATTTGATGTATCCAAATACGTTTCAATGTTATCTGGAAATGTCTTGATTATTGTACTAAACAGTTGCGGTTTAGCAATGAACATTTCTCTGAAAATAGTTGGTAGACTTGGAATAGAACGAGGGTTATCTAATTTTTTAAGATCATGCCCTTTTAAACTTTGAATCCCATCAAAAAGATTTCTAAATTTGATTTGAAATGCAAGATTACATAAATTACCACCAGCCATGTTTTCCCACATTTCCTGGGTTAATCGTCTCGACGCATCTCGACGGTATTGTTTGACAAGACTTAACCTACCTCTAGCAGAAAGAGTTTCATATGAAGGATCAGTTGCCAAAAGTAATGAATGAACAAAACACGATCCATCGCCGTCGACACCTGTACGGCTAATATAGTCTTGTAAATCATTATTAAAATTTTTTAAACCAAAAGGCGGTAAATTTGCTTGTATTTTGGAATGTCTCTGTCGCTGAACATCAGATGTTTGACGCACTTTGATTTCACGTTGGGAACTCATTTCTAAATCTCTTGTGACCTCTTAATTCAGAATTAGTTTTCATGTGAAAATTTTTATTCATAAATATTATTTTTTCATCTCTGGAGTTTTTGAAAAATGAATAGAATTTCTTGTAGATGAAATGATTATTAATTTTAATAATCATTTTTGATAAAAAACAAACTGGTGTTTGTTTTTGGTTGGATTTTGATCAATTATATTTTAGAAAATAATTGTCGGGAGTAAAGTGTTAACACTTTACTCCAAAATATCTGTTGAAATGCTGCGGCATTCCTGGTAGATAATCAATCTCCGTTTTTTATATGTTTTTAGGCCGTTATTTTTATGGATTTTTGTGGGTTATTATTTTGTGGATTATTGTACTATTATTTTTATGGGTTTTAGTATTTTTGTACAAATAATATTTTTTTATAGTTTTTTGAGAAATTTATGAATGTCTACCATTATAACAAGTTGCAACTTGTTATAATGCCAATTTTAGAATGAACTAAAAGTTCATTCTAAATATGCGAACAAAAAATTTATTGAATCTACGAATGATTTGCAAATCATTCGTAGATTCA